TCTGAGCAAGATGCAATGTCACCAAAAGCCCTTGAGTCAGCTTATGAATGGTACACATCTGGTCCACGACAGCGTTTGCAGCCTGGTGGGATAATCGTGATAGTAATGACAAGATGGTCAACAAAAGACCTGGTTGGTAAAGTTTTGAATAAACAAGGCGAAGATCATGCCGACCAATGGGAGGTAGTAGAGTTTCCAGCGATCATGCCAGAATCAGAAGATCCTTTATGGCCAGAGTTTTGGAAAAAAGAAGAACTATTAGGTGTCAAAGCATCATTGCCTATCTCAAAATGGAACAGTCAGTGGATGCAAAATCCAACTGCAGAAGAAGGATCTATAGTCAAAAGAGAGTGGTGGAAAAGATGGGAAAACCCAGATGTTCCAGATTACTCTTACGTCATTCAAAGTTATGATACCGCTTTTTCTAAAAAAGAAACAGCAGACTATTCGGCCATAACAACCTGGGCAATATTTAATAGAGAAGAGGGTGATATGGACGAAATTATCTTATTAGATGCAAAAAGAGTCCGTTGCGACTTCCCAGAGCTGAAACGTATGGCTTTAGAAGAATATCGGTATTGGGAACCAGATTGTGTTTTGATTGAAGCAAAAGCCTCTGGGACACCATTAACACATGAATTAAGGCGTATGGGCATACCCGTAACTTCTTATAGTCCAAGTAGAGGCCAGGACAAAATAGCCAGGATGAATAGTGTCGCACCGATGTTTGAATCTGGCATGGTTTGGGCACCAGAAAAAGATTTTGCCGAAGAAGTTATTGAAGAAATGGCATCATTTCCGTTTGGCGATTATGATGACTTTTGCGATAGTGCTACAATGGCTTTAATGCGTTTTAGACAAGGCGGATTTGTATCACTACATGAAGACTATCAAGATGAGGTACGATTATTAAAGAAGAACAGAACAATTTATTATTGAAAATATATTTAACAAGATTTATTTGGGATGGCTCTGAATATGCTGGCCCAAATATACATGCCGAAACATTTGAAATAGCAGAAGCTATTGCAGAGTATCATGGTTTAAAAGTTGATGGTGAATTAACTGACATAGTAGGTGTGGAAAAAAACGATGGAGAAGTGATACACTAAACAACTATGGCAATAGACAAACAACTTGGTACAGAAAATAATCCAGACGTAAGAGTTCAAGGATCTGCCGTCGAAATACCTCTCGATACCACAAGAGAAGATCAAATAAGAGAAGCTGCTGAAATTTTAGTGCAAAACGAAAATGTTTTGTTGGATGATGAAATAGCACAAACACAAGCACCGGATCTTGATTTCAACTCAAATTTAGTTGATTTTTTAGACGATGGCATTTTATCAAGCATATCAAATGATTTATTAAGCTCGATCAAAAGCGATAAACAATCTAGATCCGAGTGGGAAAAAACTTACACCGATGGCCTTAAATATTTAGGTATGAAGTTTGATGATTCTAGATCTCAACCATTTGAAGGATCATCTGGCGTAATACATCCAATCTTGGCAGAAGCTGTAACTCAGTTCCAAGCCCAGGCTTATAAAGAAATGTTGCCAGCAAAAGGACCTGTAAAAACAGAAATTGTTGGTGCTAGGACTGTTGAAACAGAAAATCAAGCAGAAAGAGTCCAGGAGTTTATGAATTATTACATTATGAATGTAATGCAAGAATACGATCCAGAGCTCGATCAGATGTTATTTTACTTACCATTAGCAGGATCTACATTCAAAAAAGTATATTTTGATTTCGTTTTAAATAGAGCGGTTTCTAAATTCATACCACCAGAAGATCTTATTGTGCCTTACGAAGCACCAGACATTAGCTCGGCAGAAAGAATAACTCATTCTATTAGCATGTCTGCCAATGAAATAAAAAAACAACAATTATCTGGTTTTTATGCCAATGTTGATATTGGATCTGAAAGCTATTCAGACGATCTTTCTGATATTGCAGAAGCTATAGATGAGATCCAGGGCGTTTCACCTTCATATAAAGAGAACCGCAACAGAACAGTTTATGAGGTACACACTGTTTTGGATATAGAAGGTTTTGAAGATCTAGATGAACAAGGCGAACCTACAGGTTTAAAACTGCCATACATAGTGACAATAGAAGAAGACTCAGAAAAAGTATTATCTATTAGAAGAAACTATTTACCAGACGATCCTTTAAAAAACAAAATAAACTATTTTGTTCAGTATAAGTTTATGCCAGGACTAGGCTTTTATGGTCTTGGCTTATCACACATGATCGGTGGTCTATCTAAAGCATCTACATCAATACTAAGACAATTAATTGACGCAGGTACGCTAGCAAATTTACCAGCTGGTTTTAAAGCCAGAGGCATGAGGATCCGAGATGAAGATGATCCTTTGCAACCAGGTGAATTTAGAGATATTGATACTACTGGTGGATCTCTACGAGAAAACCTCATACCTTTACCAATAAAAGAACCTAGCAATGTTTTAATGCAACTTTTAGGTATATTGGTCGATTCTGGTAAAAGATTTGCTGCTATAGCAGACATGAATGTCGGTGATATGAATCAAGCCATGCCTGTAGGCACTACAGTAGCTTTATTAGAGCGTGGCACTAAAGTTATGAGTGCCATACACAAAAGACTGCATCATTCACAAAAAATAGAATTTGGTTTGATGTCAAAAGTTTTTAGTGAGTATTTACCACCAGTTTATACTTACCAGGTTGGCAGTGGTCCAAATGAAATCAAACAACAAGATTTTGATGATAGAGTCGATATTATACCTATATCAGATCCAAACATTTTTTCACAAAGCCAAAGAGTTACTTTAGCGCAAGAGCTTTTACAAATGGTCCAATCAAATCCAGAAATACATGGTCCTATGGGTATTTATGAAGCATATCGTAGAATGTATGCAGCCCTTGGTGTAGATAATGTTGATGCGTTGCTACAACCACCACCAGATATGAGTCCAAAACCAGTTGAAGCCGGCATAGAAAACTCAACACTTTTAATGGGCCAACCAGCCCAGGCTTTTCCGGAGCAGAACCATCAAGCACATTTGGAAGCGCATAAAAGTTTATTTTTGACAAATATTGTTAAAGAAAGTCCACAAGTGCAAGCCTTAATCATAAGTCACTGTATGCAGCATTTACAATTTTTAGCCGCTCAAATGGCACAAGAGCAAATGCCAGAAGAAATGAAACAACAAATAGAACAGATACAAGCGCAAATGCAACAAGTATCACCAGAAGAAGCGCAAATGATTAATCAACAAATACAAATGGTTAATGAACAATTTAGCTCAACAATCATGGCACAATTAGCAAGCGAGTTCTTACAATCTATCGGCATGAACGGATCCGAAGATCCATTGGTTGATATTAGAAAACGTGAATTAGATCTAAGAGATAAAGAATTAGATCTAGATAATCAACAGTTTGAACAGAAACAAAGTCAAAGAGCAGAAGAAAAATTACTCGATGCTCAGTTGCAACAAGGACGTATGGATGTGCAAAAACAAATTGCAGATGATAAACTCGAAGTTGCAATTGATAGATTAAAGCAAAACGCTGATTTGAAATTGTTAGAATTAGAAAATAAAATTAGAGGCTTATTATGACAACATCTTATAAACTAGAGGCGATTAAAAAACTTAAAGCTGAAAAAAAAGCTGAAAGAATAAAAGAAGCCGAGGATCTTAAAGCTGTAAAAGAAGCAGAAGAAATTAAGCACCAGGCTAATCTTGCAAGAATTGCAAAAAAAATGGCTTGCATAGAAGCTGGCGTTCCTGTTGAGAAACCTGTTGAAAAACCTGTTGAGAAAGTCGCAGAGAAAAAACCAGTTGCAAAAAAAGCACCTGTAAAAAAGAAACCAGCAGCAAAAAAGGCACCAGCAAAAAGAGGCAGACCAAAAAAGAAATCTTAAATGGATGAAATAGATTTATTATCAAAGATTAAGAAATTAATCGAAAACAGAGAAGAGCAGATAAAAGACACGTTAATGTCTGGTGGGCTAAAAGATATAGAACATTATAAATATTTGCAAGGAGAGCTTTCTGCTTTATACTATATTGCAAACGAGATAAGTGATATAGGAAAAGAAATATGAGTTCAAAACCAGTAGAAGCCAACATCATGGCAAAAAAAGTAGCAGAAGCCTATGTGGATCCGCAAGATTTAGTTTTAGATCCAGAAAAGCTAGATGCTTCTATTCTTGAAAGGATGCCACAACCAACAGGATGGAGAATGTTGGTTCTTCCCTACGCCGGGAAAGCAAAAACAAAAGGCGGTTTAATATTAACCAAAGAAACAAAAGAACGTGAAGGCCTGGCAAGTATTGTGGCCTATGTGGTTAAAAAAGGACCACAATGTTACAACGATAAAAACAGATTTGGAGATAAGCATTGGTGTGAGGAAAAACAATGGGTTTTAATAGGGCGCTACTCTGGCTCTAGATTTAAACTTGAAGATGGTGCGGAGGTAAGAATTATCAATGATGATGAAGTAATAGCCAC